GTAGTACCCATAGGTAATGCTTTCGATGGTATTGGTAAGAACCAAGAGATTGAAGATTACGTTGAGAAACTTGCTGACGACTCTGTAAATCCTATTGTGGATTATGAGAAGATGAGATACACTCCATATTCTGGTACTTCAGCAAGTAGTGGGGTTACAGAAACTATGGGATATGATTTTTATTTTTATGGGCAGGCTGACGAGACAATAGGTAAAGACATACAATCATTTTATTTAAATGGTACTACCCTAACTCCATTAACAATTAAGGATACTTGGACTTCTACTTGGTCATCAAATAGTAGTGTAGTTAGTTCTGTGTTTACTTTACCAACATTATACGCAATGGTTAATGTTATTTTCAATTGTAATATACAAATTGATGCTAGTAATAGTTTTACGGTTTCCACAATGAATGGTGTTTTAACTATAACTGATCCGTCCATTGCTCCCGTAATTAGATTATCATATAGTAATAATGGTCAGACTTTTTATTTAGATGAGAGTGATGCACTATCAGTGACTAAAGTTGATTTGGGTGATGCAGTCTCTTTAGGGTTGGCATTTAACAACGAATGGAATAGGGAATGCCAAATAAAGGCAACTTTTAATATCCCTTCTTTGGATATTAATACATTAATTATCTTAGAAAGTAAAAAAGAACACATAAGTGTTGGGACAAACCCCCTTGGTGCTGGTTACTTAACTAAATTAGATAAAGTAACAACATCTATTATTAATGAAAGTACTTTATCTGTTTTTTATAAACAGAAATCATCATTGGGGTATGGTACGTCATATAGTATAGATAAAATACCTTCATTGTATGTAAGTAACTCATTCAAAGGATACACCAACTCATATTTCAGATTAGATTATTTTGATAGTGTATTGGAGGAAGCACAGAACTTATTATTCACAGATGTGTTAACGGTAAGTGAGGGTGTAAATCCATCCGATGCGATATTTGAAACCAAATTAAACAAACAAAACTATTTCTTATATTGGTTAAAGAATGACCCAATAATAGAAGCTAATGGTTACAGAGATGTATATATGACTGCGAGGTTCTTTAATGCTTCCACAGGACAGATACAACAGTTCTTTAATGTTGATGATGATTGGACGCAGCCATTAACCGTATCCTACACCCCTAATATTGATGAATATGAGACATTATTGAAATATGTTAAGGTGAGGTTATTTAAAGATTATACTTACATTGTATGTAAGAGAAGTATTGCATTACCTACTAGTGCGACTACAGGGTGGAGAATCACTGATGACACATCAAGTGGTGTTAATAAGATAATACTTAATCAAATAAGAATAAAATAATGGAGTTATACAAAGTCAAAATACCATTAGATAGTATAGATGTCATCACAGGTTCTACTGTGGTTTCTGGTGTCACCGTTCAAACAGGATATGTTGAGCTGACAAAGACTGGAGACACGTATGTAGATATCTTTTTAACATCGGACTACGACGATATGGGAATATATACTGACTTTGACATTAAAGAAATATTACAGTTCAACACCACGATACCAGTGGTAGAGTACCCTACGACATCCTCGGATGGTTCTATAGATACATCATCTGATGGTGTAACGGGTGGTGACGCAGGAGGTAGTGCTTTAGATGCACCTGTTGATGATGGTGAGTTCACAACTGGTGATGTGAGTGATGCTGATGGTAGTGTTGGTGCAGTGGGTCTTGGGTCACCTACAGGTGGAAGTACCTCTGGTGGTGGTAATCCTTTTGGTGGTTTAGGTGGTGGAGATACTGGTGGACTTGATGAACTTGAAGATGATGGTTCATCTTTGGATCCTGACGATATTGGTGATCTTGGTGGTGATTTAAGTGAGGGGGATTTGGGTGCTGATGATCTTGGTGTTACGGCAATTACGACACCAGTTGTGCCAGAATGTAAAACAGGCAAACTACAGATAGCAACACATACAGTACCAGAATCAGGATATACAGGTAGTACGGCTTATGTTATGGCGACATCGGATTGTAATACTTGGACGGTAACAGGAACTACGAGTAACAATATGATGGAGATTTTACCGATTGCTGGTATCAATCAGTTAGCAACAAATGTCCATTCACAGTACGATGCCAATGAAAATCCCATAGAAGTTACATTAATTTATGGTTCAGTAGCAAATAATACTCAAAGTGGTGCAACATACAATATTGGTACAGGTGATACTAAAATTTCGTATAATACTACCGATATTAGTAGTTTAGACACCAATTTCAGCTTCAAAAGGGAGTGTTGTGAGGAGTGTTACGGACTAAATACTAAGGAAGAAATGAAAATGGGTTGGGTTTTTGATCCTAAAATCAATGTAAATGTATTTATAGATAGAGGACAAAACTCCATTTTTGATAAGTTTTTACGACTATCAGAGGTAAGTAATAATGATGAGTTGTTGGATTATAACAACAACTACTTCAAGGTAGATAAACAACAAGTATAAAATAATATAATATGTCGTTAGGAAGTTATGGGATAGTAAGACCCTCAGATGTAAGTCCATCAGATATAGATATCTTTTACACCTACTCTCCGTCGAGAGATTTTGGTAATCAGACATCATTAAGTAAGTTGGCAATATCAGCTAGTGATATTTTGATTCCACAATATCACAACACCAACACAGGATCACCATCAAATGGTGTAGAGTTGTTCGGTGGTATGTACACATTGAAGTTAGAGTCTTCAATATTTTCACAGAAAGGAATATATAACGTGGTCATCAAACCAAAAGAGATAAGGACGACATTGGTAGATTGTGGAGTACTATCTGCATTACCAAACGTCAAAGGTATCGTATTGGACACCACATCGGCAGGATTGGCAGGGTTTGCTGATAAGACGGTAAACGGTGGATTGGTAGGATATCGGGTAGAGTATTTGAATGACGACGGGACAAAGATACAGAACTTTTATAGGGTGGTAACATCGGCTAACAGGTGTGAGCCTGTTAATCAGAACTTAACGAACACCTCACAGAGTGCGGTAAGATATAGATTTAATGACAGCGGTAGTTTATTATTTTTAACGGTGACACCATCATCGGCACCGAATGTAAAACCTAACGCAGTACCATACATTGGTACAAGAAATCAAGATGTTGTTATCGTCAACACCTTCTTCAATCCCATTATGTTGGAGATTGAGATGGTAGAATATGATGAGAGCACATTGGCATACGGTTTATATGGGCCGCAGAGTAAATCAATGGATGATGGAATATACACCATTTACGATTTCGATAAAAACATATACAAACAATATAACTTATTTGAGATTAAGGATGAGTTCGATGAGACTCTATATGAGATTAGAGAACCTCGTGACACCATTGATTTCAATAAAGACTTTGATGATATCTCTAAAGCTTAATGGCGAAGAAGGTTAAAATAAAGGGAACTAACTTCAACGACAATCTGGTAGGGACACAGCTCACCAGTGGTTCGTCGATATTAACGATGGGTAACTTCAGCCTGACGACATCATTTGATGGTCCGAAGCTTAATAAGTCCTACAATCTTGGTGCTTTCTCTAAGCCCATCACGTTGGGAACTTTGGGGGTCACTGCTGTTGAGAACAAGGAGGTATTGAGTAACAACCTCAGTGTCTTCTTAAATGTCGACACCTCGAACCCCGTTGATTTCGTTCAGTTCGGGAGTTTATATGAGAGGTTAAGGGTTGCGGTGGAACAGATATTGGTTAAGTGGCCCGCTGGGCTTTACTCACAACCAAATGGGGGAACACCCATCAACGTTATTAACATAAGTTACAACTCAATAACCAACCAAACAACATTTGACTTACCAACAGGAGCAATTATCAACAACTACGATATGACGTACACCACACCATCGATTGCTGGTGAGGTATTCGCTGTCGAAAAGAACTATAAGAACGTAGCAGTATATTACGATAGATATAATCTATTGTTGAATGGAACGGAATATGGTCTCGTATCCTTGAGTGGTACGCCAACATTGGTGACGGGGAATATTGGTGTTGTCGTTGACGGCAATCCATTCGGTAGTAGTACTACGGCATCACAGAATTTACATCTTAAACCAAAAGATAAATATGTCGATGAGTTCTTCACTAAGTTGGATGAGTTTGAGAGTGAGTTATTATATAGAGACATCGTCCCCACATATACGTCGACCTTTAAGGAGGCTTTGGAGACTGCTGATGGTCTCACAGTATTTGTCGATAGGACATTTACATGGCCCGTCAGTGATGGTTACAACATCGACAACAACACACCACAATATGCTGAATACTTTGAGAGTTTATTGAGGTTGGCAGCGGACTATGACGATTATAAGACAGATTTGGTATCGAGATTTTTCGTTACGGGATCTATAGAGAAATACGACACTGATGATGAGAGGGTTAAGAAGATGTTACGGATTTATGGTAGGGAGTTTGACCAGACCAAGAAGTTCATCGATGGTTTAGCTTTTGCTCACAACGTCAGTTACGATAAGAAAAACAACATCCCTGATGTTTTGGTTAAGAATTTGGCTAAGATGTTGGGATGGGACACCTTAAATACAGCATCTGCTGAAGGGTTGTTACAATCATTTGTTTCACCGACGACGGCAGTTTACAGTGGACAGAGTAAGGGATACTCCTTTGCTGAGATGGACATTGAGTTGTGGAGGAGGTTAATATTAAACACCGCTTACCTATTCAAAGGTAAAGGAACGAGAAAGGTAATAGAGTTTATGTTCCGTTTCATTGGGGCACCAGATTGTTTGGTGGACTTCAACGAACATATCTATCTTGCCGACGAAAAGATTAACGTCACTGGGTTCACGAACTTTGTATCGATCACAACGGGATTGGACAGTGCCGATGTTGACCTAACACAATACCCTGTTGATGACGATGGTTATCCTAATGTCTTGGCTGACACTCAGGAGTTATATTTCCAAAACAACGGAGGATGGTATAGAGAAACAGAAGTGGAGACGGGTAACAATCCTCACTACGGACCTTACGATGAGGGACAGTCATATCTTAATGGTATGTTTAGGATGTTCTTCACTGGGGATACAGTATATAAGAGTATTCAGGCTACTGTCAATGTGCCAGTAACTGGTGTTGTCATGCCGGGACCAACACCTTATTTAATTGCTAACGTTACGAATTATTATTATTCCCACGATATTGGTTCTACAAATCCTAATTGGGGGCTTCCTTATGATCAAATAGTAAACTCTTTCATAGGTACTGGTAATACATTCAGTAGTAGTGGTAATATACTCATGGGGACTTTTCAATTGTCAGCTCACAATTATAGTGATATTGCTGGGGATAAGAACCAACAAATATTAAATTCCTCTACTGATCTCAGGATGAAGGATTTCTACCCCAATGGTGCTTATCCGAACTACCCACTCCCAATAATTGGAGCACCAACCTATGGATATAACCTATCCCCAATCATTGAGGACAACAAAAAGGCATGGGTGAAGTCAACGAGTCCAACAAATAGGGTTTATGACTTAAATCTAAGAGAAACAAACTACAACCAAACATCTGGGTTCATTGAGAACGACAGTAGGTTGGTAGTGAACACAAAAGAAACAAAACTCACATATAATGCTGCCAAAGCGATAGAATGTGATGTATACGATTACATTAAAGCGAATGGATGCCCCATCAGTTTGACGGGGATGACACAACCGTATCCGTCGAAGTTATGGTATGGGGCACAAGGTGGTCCCGATTGGTCAGATGTCGGTATGGATGTTGCAAATATGACATTCGTTGAGTTCATCGGTGAGGTATATAGGAAGTTCATCAATGTAAGAAACAGAAAAGTCATCGATGACGCTCATGGTGGGGGTTATCCAACATTAAGATTAATATATCAAGATTATCTTGATGCGTTAACAAAATGTGGTCAAGCCTCTAACGCTTACAAATATGCACAACTAATAAGTTTTGTCGATGTAATACAGGGTTATTGGATTGGATTAGTAGAACAGGTATTCCCTGCTACTACGATTTGGGATTCTGGTAGTTTATATAGAAACACCGTCTTCGACAGACAGAAGTTTGTTTATCGTCATGGTATTAATGATGGTTCAGAGTTCGGGAAGGTTGAAGACAACATAGTGGCAGATAAGGCTGGTAAGTATCAAGGTACTATGGAGCCACTAACGGTGACAGCGACGGTAACGAGTGGAATAAAGGCACATGTTACATTCATTGAGACTAGTGGGTGTTATGGTGATTCCGTAGCTACAGATAAATGTATTAACGATTTCATACAGGTAGCTCCATCATTAAGGAAAGCTCCTAACTTTCTTGTAGTGGGTGAGTCGGTAGTAGTTAACCTTAATGACAATAAGGATCAAGGTATAAGTGGTAACCCTGTGGACAGTGAGGGGGTGGTAATATGGTCACCAAAAAGTAGAGGAGGATGATAACATTAAAGACATATAAGTGTTCTAACAAAATAGATTGTAGTGATGGGATATTGAATCCCGACTCTGGTAGGTTGGCATCGGTACAGATGGATGTCTACACCAACGCATCTTTTGTTATTTCAGGTGCCAGCGCGACGATAGCTACTGGTACAACTACGGGATCGACATATTATTACAACCCCAGTGTCAGTGGTACAAGTGCTGGTGTGGCATTAGATTTTGGTTTTGCCGACAACTATGACACCTTAACTGCAAGTACGACGACATTCAACTATAACGTCTATGGTTACAACCCTACGACGGCAACATTCGGTAATCATGTCAGGGGAGGTGATTTCTCATTCCCCACACGAATATTTAATGTCACTGGGACAACACAGAGTGATACAATGAATTATGGGGTATTATATTCCGATAATGAATACATCATTAAACCATCATATACATATTCGGCAACGACATTGATAGAAGATATAGTCATCAACACTTTAGATTTGAGTGATATCAATACCGCCATCAACTTAACAGGCAATACCTTTGGTTTATTCAACACTGGTACTACAGATGGGTATTTTATTGTTGTCGACAATCCACCAACACCAGAGATTGCGACACCGACGATTACGGAGACACCATCGGACTATACATTAACGATGGAACAAAAAGATAAGTCAAAAGGTAATTTAGAGATATCAATACCACCACCGACGATAACATCAGCTTCGACGATAAAGTTGCAGTCGGAGAACTTCACTGTGGGATTTAGTGGAGAGAGTGAGTTTATCTTGAATATGAAAGCCGATGGTGATGTATTGGTAACGGTAAATGGTGTTACACTATTAAAGGACGTAGAATATACTTTTGTTGATAACAGAACAAACACCACCACAGTATATATTGCTAGTGGTGCAACATTAATGACCACTGACACATTACAGATGATATATGTCAATGGTGCATCAACGGGGGATGGGTTATCGGTGGAAACGACACAGGTGACCGCCATCACTAGTGGTGCTACGGGTACGGCACCAGCAGGTGCCAAGGTATTTTATAATACCACCCATAACAAATATGAATATTATTTGGATGTAGATCCTAGTGACCCATCAGATATTAAGTTAATAGTGAATGGTATAGATTTATCTTACGATTTAGATTATTACCAGTCATCGACGGTAGCTAATAGATTAATATTCGATTCAGCAAGTATTGTTATCGGTGATGTCATCGCCGCTTATTATTTGCCGATAGATAGTGTTTCGGTGACTAATAGTTTAACAACTAATTCGTTGGCAGTATCGTGGAGTTCAGTACCTGCACCGACAGGGATACCAGGAGTATTCAACTTAGAGGTAGCGTCGAGTGGTGATACTTCATATTCTAGTGTCGTATATTCTGGTAGTACCCCCTATATTAGTGGACAGACAGAATACGCTTTAAATCTAACGATAACAGGATTAAATCAGACATACTTATATAGAGTTGTGAGTGAAAAAACCTTCACAACATTAATGGGTGATCAGCTGGTAACGAAAAGTTATAGCATAAATGGTAATTTCGATACCAATAATAAGATATTAAATACGTACTAATAATTTACTTTTCAAGTATTTATATTAAAATAAGGGAATAATATGAGTTACATAATAAAAACAGCAAACGCTTTAATCAACGCAAAGTTAACTGACATCGGAAGAAAGAAGTTAGCAGGTGGACAACTTAATTTTAAGGAATGGGCGTTTGGTGATTCAGAGATAGATTATTCATCTTTGGGTACGTCTGTAGATTTCAGTACTTTAGATATACTGAGACCAAAGGATAATAACCCAGATTTGAAATATAGAATACCACAAACGGCAGGGTCTACTGGTTTAAATAATTTACAGCAGATTACGCCAGTAGAGTTAACGATAACTAATACGGCAAAGACGAGAGGATTTTTCACAGGGACAACCACTGCTGGTTTCACTGCGTTCACATCTTCCGATTACGCTCACACAACGTGTACTTTCGATGTTGCTAGTTTAACTGGTGGTACGTGTATAACAGTTGCTGGTGGAACTTTCACTACCGCCAATGTTGGTGATTTATTAATGTTAAAGATGAGTAACCCTTATGTCACTACGACTACAGCAAGTGGTGTTGTTGAACAAAGCGCACCAGTCCCTTATTTGATGTATGAGATAGAGAGTGTAACAGCAGGTGGTGGTACAGATTACATTTGTTTAGATAGAGAATTACCAAACTTTGCAGGTGCTGCGGGTACGGTACAAGGTTTCGGTATATTATATCCAGGTGGTAATTCTATTCAGAACTTCTATGGGTCTGGTTCTACGACACCTTATTGGAATGAAGACACATTATCCTTTGATAGTAACTGTGACTTAGGTGTTGCAGATGTTGATGTTTGGAATATGAATATCACCAACTCATTACCAGTTGCTGGAGTTGATTCAGCCACTTACGAAGATTTTACAAGATATGGTTCTACAGGTTATACTGGTAGTAAGTTATATTTTGATTTAACATATAATGATATTGGTGGTAGATTCCTTAGTGGTGGTGCCTACCAATCAGCTGCTGGTTTAGTACATTATACAAACAATACCGTAGCTAACTTTTATGGGGAACAACTTTATGTTAGTTCTGCCAATAACTCAAAACCAACATTACAGTTACCTACCATTATGGATTATGGTAATAGTGGATCAACTGTAGGGTTATCATTGGTTAGTGGTACGATAGAAAAAACATTTGTTGCTAGTGGAAGTACTGAGAATTCATCACATGCATTAAAATATTACGATTTGATTGCACAAGGTGAGAGGGGAGACAGAGTCGTCGGATATACTATGGCTGACCAAAAGATGTTCGTAATAAAAGATATGGAGATTAATTCTGTTATGTCATATAAGGCTAACAGAAACTGGACTCTCCCAACGCCTGAACTTAATTCATTAACAAACAGTAACGGTACTTTACCTAGTAGTGAGGAGATGTATGTTAGTTATTTATTCAGTACTACATCAGGATATACTGCTGGTATACATTGTCAAAATTACGCATATCAATCTTCACCTGGATTGAAGGCAAATGTCACTGTTGATTTTAAAAGCGGTTTAGATTATTTAAAACCTGGACTGAGTGGAAGTGCTGGTTTAGGATTTGAAGCACATGGATTACATTTAATATTCCAAAAGGTCTTAGCGGGTTCACAACCATCACCAAGTGGATGGAAGATATATGATGTCACTAGTAGTGTTACAGGCACAACTAGCGGACCTATTGACCCAAACGATATATATGCAAGTACTCCCTTAACAATAGACAATGATATGTATACAGGTGCGACTACATATAATCTTAATGATTATATAACAATACCTACTTTAGCTCAACCTGACAACTTACAGTTCGGTGATGAGAGGTTCTTCTATGGGAACATAGAGACTCAGATTGCTGCGACTGCATATAAGTCAGCGTTTAACTTCATAGCAGACAACGGTATGTTTACAACATCAGACAACCCCACCTTCAATGGTGCATTTAATAATGTATACATCAGTGAGGTTGGTGTTTATGATAGTGATGGGGATTTGGTGGTGATAGGTAAGTTATCTTCACCGATCAAGAAAGATATAAATAAGACTGTAATAGTCCAGTTAGAAATAGATTTTTAATGGGTTACACACCAACAGGAACGACAGAAGTTTTACAAGTGTATCTAACAGATGCAGGGAGGAGAGATTTAGTAGATGGAGGAGGCTTCAGTGTTAAATACTTTGCTTTGGGTGATAGTGACATCACTTATACCGATGCCGACAATGAGGCGGTAGGTATTCCCAGTAGAACTACAGATTTAAGAGGTAGTACTGCAAATTGTTTTAGTACTACTGCTCGTAAGACGATAAGGTTATATATAAAGAAATAAAAGAATGGGATACGTTCAATCGGCAAGTACAGTCACGTTAAGAGCAAGACTAACACAAAAGGGAAGAGAGGAACTGTTAAGTGGTACGACCATGTTGACGGTTAAATACTTCGCATTGGGTGATGGTGATGCCAACTACAGAAGTACTTCATTATTAAGTGCAGGTAGAGTACCTGACGTTACTGGAGATTATAGTGGATGTACATTAAGTTTAGCGGATGGTGTTGGATTACATCACCCTATTGGTCTTAGTGGATATAATCCTACTGAGATAGTAATACCCACACCTACGGTTACTACTACATCTTTATTATTTGCTTGTGGTGACCCATCAAATATCACCCTTAGTGGTAACTCATTAACTTGTGATATTCACGTTAATAGATTAATGAATGCTGAGAGTAAGATATTATACAATTGGTATGGTATAAGTTCCCTAGTAGAAACTCCTTCCTTATGGAACGTAGTTTCCCCTAATATGCCTGGTGGACCAACCAGTCCAATACAGTTTAGTGGTACTAATAATGGTACTGCCGTTGTATTGAGTGGAGAACCTTACGCCAATTTTTATGATTTCATATATGTAAATAAAAAGCATGAAAGTAATGGTGTCACATGGTACACACAAGAATATGATGATGTTGAAATTGAGTTCGCCACTGAATATGATAGGTATCTGTGGGAGAGTGTTAATAATATTTTAATATATAAGGATGAAACAGAATATCCTTATATTGATAACTCGTCATATACTAAGGATTATACTAATATCATTAGGACCGATGAGGAGAAGACAATAGAACTTAAAAAACCTGTTGTCCTAGGAAATACATTAGGGGGAACGATGTATGGGGTCTCAGAAAGTCAAATGAAAGTATCACCTATGGTGGTGTCGTTTTCATCATTAGATGTTAGTGACTTACCTTCGGGGTCAAGTATTGATTCGGGAGTATATAACTCTTCTCATCTTTTAGGTGTAGGTCCGGGAGGTTTAATGGTATCTGCTAGGGAGTATGGTTATTATTGTGATAATGGGGATGAATTAAGAGGATTTCTGCCAGTATCTTTAGTGGAGGGTAATTGTAAAACACCTTTTGCTTCAACTATATATCCTAGTATACGGATTAAACCACACTTGGGTGTTAATGAAACTGTGACCCCTACAACGCACCCCAACCCCTATCAAGATAATAGTGGACAAACAACAACGGATGGTGTTGGTCCTTTTGGAGGGTTTGGTGAAGGTGAGTCTGTTGCTGGTGTGCCTTATCGTGGTTCAGAAGCAAAAGAGACGGTTTTCGTTTATGATGCACACAGTGGTTATCTCTCCTCCACTATTCTTAAATATGATTTCTTTTATGATGGTTCAGGGAGAAAAACATTCCCAGGTGATAATGATACCCTGTATACTATGGATAAACTTAGATATGATCCCTTTAATGCAACATATAATAACCCATTAGGTAATAGAGGATTTAGTAACGCAACATATACCCCATCTAAGCTTGAACTGACACAGATGAGTGCCTTTGATCATATAGTAACTCAAGGGAGGTTGTTAGGCTTGGCTACCGACCCGTATATTGAAAGAGAAAGTAATTCTCCAAATTTAGGTTTCGGTTGTGTGGGTAATGGTGGATTAGGTCCTGATGGTAATGTTTATGGTAATGGCTATGTTGGTGCTGAATATGAGAAAAGTCAAAGTTGGGGAAGTAATGAGGATGACATAGTACATAGTAAAAACTACATCTTCAACACATCCAATGATAGTAATAAATTTTGGGTTGAAGCTTTAGATGCATATCCCAACTTCTACAAACTTTCATTACAAAACCCAAATTTACCAAATTATGGCTTAACATTGTTGGCTCATGAAAGAGCAATGGTAGATGAATATTTCAAGGTGACATGTGCAAGTTTAGAAAAAAAACATGGCTTTATTGGTAAGGTAACCTCTGGTATAAATAAAAAAATAACTATTAACTTAAATGTTAAGACTAAAAACCTAAAAGACGGTACAAACGCCCCTTATAGTGCATCTTTAACGCTTAATTTTAAAAACACATCATTAAGTGATGATGCCACCACAGCGGGTACTTACCCATCAACTACTTCTTTTGGGTATGTTACTAATATTAGTCCAATAATAGAAAGAATAACAGCATAATATGGAGAAGATAACAATAAATTGTGCGGGTAATAAGTTTCTAAATATGCACTCCTACGAAAACAGCATAAATGTAGGTTATTTACCTACATTTAATTATTTGGATGGTAATGTTGATTTTAATAGATCGGAAATCAACACTTCAAACTTTGATTTAGGGTATGCATATACACCCCCATTAACACATTTTAATGGGTTTAGTGTATGTGAAGCCTCTTTTGGCGTTCCCGATGGTGCAACTGGCGGAGTTTCTGGTAATGCCTTACTTAGAAATTTATGTCGTATAAAGACAAAATACATTTCAATAAGTGGTACTTCGCTCTCGATAGTCTATAAAGTACCACCATCAGTTGGTAAATGGGAATCTACGGGGCATAGCCAAGAAGCATATATGGTTAATGGTTCTATAAGTAATGTTAAATATTTCATCACTGGTGCCGTAGACGATGAATCTGTAAACACCGGACTCGGTGCTAGTTATAAGTTTTTAGGTGATAGAACACTTGTAGGAGACATATTCCCAATGTATTTCCCCAAGAGGGATACTTTAGTATTAAAGGGAGACAAATTAGATAGAGGGTAAAATAAAGAATTATGGCAAACACAAATTTATATAAATCAGTCAATAACCCAAACGGTTATACATTTAACTTAGAGATTGAGAAGTTAACAGATAAGATGTCTTCTCCTGTTACACAAAGTAACTTAAAGTTTACTTATGCCGACAGAACTAATAACAGTAGGGAAGAGGTTAATTTATTTTCATCTTTCAGGTTGCCAGTAAATGCGGCCTCCCTAAATTACTTTACGAGTGCATTTGGATCTACAGCTGCATCTTATTTAAATCAAGATGTTATTATCTTTGCACCCATTCCGAAGGATGAATATGGAGAGATGCTTGATGGTAAGACCATTAAGTTTGAGTTCCCCACTACTGGTGGTACGAGAACTCTTTATGGTACTTATAGTCAGTTTTCTGCAGCCAGCGTCGGTGATGCTATTGTTTCTGACAACGAAAAAAGGTTAGCGAACAACAACTACCAACTTGGTTCTTTAACTAACGACCCAGTTAGTGGTGAGGCAATAAACCCACCAAATGTAAATGGACAATATAAGAGTAATGTTTGTTTATTATTCAATGACGACATTGCAATTCCAGCTGCTGGAGGTTCTTGGGCTACAGGCTGGGGTACTAACAACCCTTACGCTGTTGGTTTAAAAGAATTTTATCAATTTGCTGAGAATGGTACTTACGATCAGCCAGTAGGTATTGCTTATTTGGACAGTGGTTTCATTGTCATTACGGATCCGACATTAACACACGACATTGACGTTGCTGGAATGTTCAACGCTGACGGTACTCCATATGTTGGTGGTACTACAGATTTTGCTGACATATATTATTCCGCTACAAGTGCTAACGCTTATTTTGAGAGTATCAACAGTGAGTATGTATTAAATGTATTATGTATTGCTGATAATGGTGAGTTCAATGATTCAACAAACCCCACATATATTGCTGGTACTAACAATAAGGTAAGGATTAGTGAGGTGGCATTATACGGTGACAACGGTAGTGGAGAACCTGGAGAGTTATTGGCGTATGGTAAGTTAGACAGGCCAGTTGAAAAGGGTAACGGAGATTATTTATCATTCGTTGTTCAAATTAAGGCATAGTTTCTCTTTATTTTTAGGGAAAGATCCTTATATTTAAGAAAAAGTTTTTTATGGGTAAAATCTTAGGGCTCGATGTTTCCACCAAAACTATTGGTGTTGCAGTTTTCGATGATAATGCGAAATTAATAATCCTAAAGAATATAACACCCAAGCCAAAGCCCGTTCCAAAGGACAAGTTAGAGTTATTATTTAAGAAGGCTCATGTATTTGAAGACTTCATCAAAGAATACACTCAGTACGACATCGACACTATTGTAATCGAAGAACCTTTATTGAGTTCCAACAACAAATACACCGTTGGTACATTGTTAAGATTTAATGGTATGGTTGCGAAGGCATGTTACGACATCTTGGGTGTTGTCCCTGAGTTCATCTCATCATACGACGCTAGGAAGTACGCCTTCCCTGAGTTGATGGAGTATCGTATCGGCAAAAACGGTAAGAAGGGTTCTAAGCCCGTTCTTTTCGGTGGATATGAGAAGGGTGTTGACAAGAAGATGATCATTTGGGAGAAGGTTGCTGACAGGGAGCCGCAAGTGGTTTGGTTATATGATAAGTATAATCGGCTTAAGAAAGAGAATTTCGATATGACGGATGCGTACGCTTGTTGTATTGGTTACATAAGGAAGGTAGCACTACAGCTTTAGGTTGTCCATTCCCATAGGTGGTTTTTATATAAGACGTTTTTACGACATGATTTATAGATAAATCTACGAGAGTCTTTAGAGATACCTAATTCTTTTAATGCATGACTAATATTGTCCCATCGCATAATTAATTCATTATTTTTAGATAATTGATTAATAGGTAAATCTTTTAATTTTAAATGTTTAATTAGTATTAAAGGTTCATTTTTAAATTTCCAAATAAACCCAGCGCCTGTTTTCCTTGTACCACTACATGATGATCTTATTATGTTTTTTCTTATTTTAGTTTTATCGCTAGCGTCTAACACATTTTTAAATGTATTTAACAATTCACCTTTTAGGTTATATTGTCTAACTTCAGATAAACGCTTAGTTCTATTGGCTTCATTTATTCTATCATTTGTTAATATTTTATTTCCAAATGTCCAAATAAAACCATTAGATGAGTTGGACTTATATAAACAACAAGCTGATATGTTTTCTGACTTAAATCCTAAAACTCTTTCTATTTGTGCCGCGGACATCCATTCTTTTAAAAAGATACCTTTTAAACTATATTGTTTTACTACTTTACCGCAATGGTTATTATCTATTTTTATTTTACTTATTCTTTTGCCGAAGTCATCATCTCTTTTGGTTGGTATGTTAGGTTTTGCCGATGTGTTTAAATTATAACCATTTTCTTTTAAATATGGTTTTTCAGAATCAAACCATTTTTGTTCAATCTCCGTTAATTTCTCTATTACTTCATTTCTATTGGTGAATGTAATCTCTTCTAATATTTTAAATTCAAAGTTTTCAACACCATACTTTTTAAATGCATTTTTTAAAATGATATTACCTTTACCATATTTGTGTTGCTCCCATCTCCTTTCAATATTAATAGATTGACCTATATAAATTTTACCATTAACTTCATTTGTGATTTGATAAACACCACATATTGGATTTTTATTAACAATTCTGACTATTTTTTCTATAGACATATGCATCTTTTCTAATAAATATCGACATATTATGAGAAAAGACGCTTATTAATCAAAAAAATACTATACAATATGTTGTTATTTTAATATTTTTTTCGTATATTTGTATTAGTTAGGTTTAAATTAGGTATTTGTGCACTCGGATAATGGGTTAATTTTAGATATTTTAGTAGATTTCATGGGTAAGTATGGTTCTTACAATGATTTCCGCTCGCAGGCTAGGTTCGATTGCCCATTGTGTGCCCATGAGAAGGGATTGATGGGTGGTGACAACAAATACAACTTGGAGGTGAAC